GTCCAAGGTCATCAGACGGGTTAATTTTCGGTGTGATTTTCTGCACTCTTTCCAAGTGGCAAGTGCTTTTATTGAATCATCAGAGCACCCTAAGTCGTCACAAAAGTATTTGAATGACTGACTGCCGGATGCAGCATCCATCACGAAGCGAATGAACGTGCCGATCAGTTCATCTCTCGAACTGATTACGGGGTGTGCAATTGACGCCCAATAATCGAAGCCGATCAGGTCATCGTCAATTTTTACGGTGATCCGGTGATGATTCCAGTTATTAGAATTCCAAGGTGCGGGTTTTTCGCCGGTGTAGCGTGCGCCTAAAACGACGTTACCCAGTTTTGTTCTAAATGTTGCCATTGTTCTATCCTCGGTTGTGAGGGTGGCGCAATGCCACCCGATTAAAATTAGATTGCGGAGTGTGCGAATACGCCGGTTGTTATCATGCCCAACGCGCCGATTGACGACGATGTGAAGTAGACGTTTTTCAGTTTATAGCGGTGTCCGCCAATTATCACGAAGCCGTTTACAAATGCCCCCTTATCGACTGATTTAATCAGGGTCTTCGTATATAGTGCTGGTTCGGCGCGTTCGACCAGATCGAACATCATGTTAAGAAGTCTGTCCATTGCGGTATTAACCTGATCCATTGTCTTGCGGCTTACGTTCATTGACTTGCATTGTGCCAAACGATGGTAGTTGTGATACAGGCGGTCGAGTTTGTTTGTGGTGGTGCTCATGGTCTTATCCTCTAGTGGGGTGTGTTTCTGTAAAAGTTAGGTAAATGATAGCGTTTTTTTCGGTGTTGTAAAGTTATTTTTTTAACTGAAAAACGATTATTTTTACGAACTGAGGATTGACGCGGGTTCGAGGGGTGTTTCGATAGGCTGGGATTGTTTGTTTTTTGTTTTTGGTGGCATTGGGTGCGGTTGTATGTGGTGTGTGGTCTATTTGTGGTCATGGAGTGTGGTATGTTTGTGGTCTTTTTGGTGGTGTGGTATGTTTGTGGTCTTTTTGGTGGTGTGGTATGTTTGTGGTGCGTTGCTACCATAACATAAGCAATTTACTACAAGGGTTTTGGGGAGGTCAATGTTGCTTTTTTTGAGGGTAGGTAGAAAGGGTGTATTTCCCGTGTCAGAGTAGCTAAAACACCTAACCACAAATAGACCACACGATAGTTTAACCTGTTAGTAGATGTGGTCTACTTGTGGTCTATTGCTACAACTGTAAAACTATTACCACAAGTAGACCACAAAACATGATCGCCTCTCTTTTTCGTTATTATCCACCAAACACCCTGATCGAGAATCCAGCAGAATCAGCGCGTTCGGCGAATAACTGCATATAATGGCTATTATGTTAAATTGTCGTCGTTTTGACGGTGTGAAATGCCCTCTAAGCCACGAATACCAACATCGGATGGGTATTATTATCGTTATGTTCGGTAAATTTGCGATTCTAGCCACGATAATTGACAGGGTAATACGTTGCTATGGGTTAGTGCGTTAAAACGTCGTGAGTGTACCATAATGGCGGCAGGGGGGCAGGGGGCAGGGGGTGTATTATGTGTATAGTGGGGTGTGTGATGTGCTATCCATTGGATCGCGCCATTGCTTCGTATATTACATTAAATATACTGACCATCACCGCTGAATTTCTGGACCTCGAAAATCCTGACCCACCCCCGGGGTAAAGACAGGGTCGAGGTGTTGCTGCGGCTACACTGACCAAATCCGCAATTCAAAATTTTGAAAATCAGTTGTACCACAAATATACCACACGGTGAAAACCCGTACCACAAATATACCACACCCAACTTTTCATCAAATCAGTCGTACCACACATTTACCACATGCCACAAACATACCACAACACCGTACCACAAACATACCACACCCAAACTAACCCTTTTTCATCGTACCGCAACCTTACCACACCTTTTCGTACCACATATTGACTACACACCACAACCTGTGGTACGATTTACTCGCAATAACTGTTCACAAATTACTCATAAACTGGTCCCAATCAGGAGGGAAGATGAAAATCGAGGAAAAATCAAAACGGTCTACCAGCATTCGTATCGGCACGATGACACATTATCGGTTGACACAACTGTCGGCAGAGTTGAACATACCCATTCGTACACTTATCGAGAATGCCGTAGACAAGGCATACTATAATAAACCCGACACCGTACCCGTTTCGGCACTGATGGAGTTCATCGAGTCGTATTCGAGCAATCACCCCATAGCAAGACAGGAGGTCGAACAGGTCGAACAGTCGGAAGATTCAGATGAACTACCAGAGTGGATTTAGACATGACCATCAAGCCAGAAGACATCCCTGAATGGTGTCTGCCCGACCCGTCAACCGTGAAGTTTCACGACCACACCAAAGACCCTAGATGGGACATCCCGGACTCGATGGAGTGGACGAAGATTCCCCTTGCTCCGGAGAGAAGGTCAAAACTTCGTCGTGAGATGGATCTGTCCCAGTATGAGCAGATGTTCACGCTGTTCATGACGCAGGTCGCAGGCGGTGTACCCCTGACCACGCTTATAAGGGATGACCATCGTTGTGTCGAGCAGGGCAGGTTCATGCGGTGGATAAACAGGGACGCTGCCCGACGTGCGGAGTACGAAGCGGCTATGGAAGCAGGGGTGGAGCTGTTGATGCAGGAGACTGTCGCCATAGCCGATAACGTTGACGAGGATGTCACCCGCTCCGCGCTTCGTATCAAGACACGGCAGCAACTGGCGGCAAAATACAAGCCCAGGCTGTTCGGCGACTCAAAGCAGATCGACATCACCACCAGGAACCTTGACCGTGACGGGCTGAAGCAGTTGACGGCAAGCCAGTTGCAGGAGTTGCTGGCAAACTCGCAGGATGATGTCATAGAGGGGGAATATACCGATGTCGGTGACTAGAAAGGACATTATCGAACAGTTGCTCAAGGTGCAGACCGCCAAGGAAACGCTGTCGGGGTTTTGTCGTACCGTGATGGAGATCGAACCTGCGAAGCACCACATGGTAATCTGCGACCACATTGACCGGCTGCTCAACGACGAGTTTGACGAGCTGATAATCAACACGCCGCCGGGTGCCGCGAAGTCAACCTACACGTCCATCGCCCTGCCCACCTACTTTCTCGGCAGGAATCCGAGAGGGCAGGTGCTGGGCGTTTCGTATAGTACCGAGCTGGCAGAGAAGTGGGGTCGTAAGGTTCGTAACCTCATATCCGACAACTCGTATCAGAAAGTGTTTGAGATCGGGTTGTCACAGGACAGCAAGTCGGCAGGACGGTGGGCGACCGACCAGGGTGGCGAGTATTATGCCGCAGGTGCCGGGTCGGGCATCCTTGGGTTTCGTTCTGATCTGACCATCATCGACGACCCGATTTCAGGGTTTGAGGAAGCGCAGAGTCTTACCCGTCTTGAGAAGTTGCAGGGATGGTATGAGACTGACCTTGTAACCCGCATGAAGCCGAACGCAAAGCTGGTGCTGATCTGCCAGCGTCTGGCGCGTAACGATCTCGCCGGTTACCTTATTGATCGGAACAGGGCTAACCCTACCCGCAGGCAGAAGTTGCTGGTGTTGCCGATGGAAGCGGTGGAAGACCTGGACATATTGGGCAGGATGACAGGTGACAGACTATGGCCCGAATGGTTCACAAAGGAGATGGTGGAGGATGCCAAACGGGATGAATACAAGTGGAAGACCCTGTACCAGCAGCAACCGCCGTCAGAGGAAGGGTCGTGGGTGTCGCCGTCCGAACTTCGGTTCATTGATGTCGTACCCGCCCTGCATGAGATGAAGACGTACCTGCTCACCGACCTTGCCCTGTCCGTCAACACCGGTGACTATAGCGTCCATGTCGTCATTGGGGTAGACACCGACCTCAACATCTACATTATCGACGCGTGGAGGGGTCGTGTCAGTCCTGAGGTGACGGTAGACAGGCACCTGTCGTTCGTTCGCACCTATTCACCCGCAGAAAGCCTGATAGACGACGACAACGCCGCGAAAGTGTATGTCCAGTTGCTGGCGCAGGCGGCAAGGTCAACTCACACCAGCGTGCCTTGGAAAATGCTGCCCATGCGCGGGCAGAACAAGGAAACGAGGGCAGCACCGCTCAGGGGATGGTTCAAGCGCGGCAAGGTGTTCATCAAGACGGCGGAGTGGAACAGTTGGTTGAAGACCGAGCTGTTGGCATTTCCCAACGCGATGGGTAGCGGGGTTGACGATGGGGTTGACGCACTGTCACTCATTGGTAGAAGATTGGCAAGCATGGCAGTTCCAAAGGGCGACTCAGCACCACCCGTCCAGCAAAAGACGGTGCAGCAGATGACCCTGAACGAGCTGTTTGAATTTAACGAGCAGAAACGCGGTGCGTGGGGTAGGAGAATATGAGTTTTAAGGTGTTTTTGAAACGTCGTGATGATGGCGACTATGATACACTGATGGCGTTCAACGTCCGTCATTGTGAGGAGAACGGTTACCCGATAGCTGGGATACTGTCAGACCTGTGCGAATACTTCGACGAATACGGGTCGGACGTGTTCATGACCGAGCTGGAGGACGTGACCGACATCATCGGCGAGGACGTATTGTGAGTTCATCAAAAAAGATGGGGTTTACTCATGATAACGTTGAAGCATTAAAAAGAATGACAGGCAGGGGTGTATTGTGGGTATTGTAAAACTGATAAAAGATGTATTGAACATAGAAAACTGTAAAAACTGTAACTTCGTCGATGTTTGCAGGAACAACACCGACCTGCGTGACAGACCGTTGCCGCCGTTGTCAAAGCGTGGTGACACCAGGGTGTGCTTTGAATGCGCTCATTCATACTGGTCGATTGACAGGGCGAACAAGACCCGCACCTGCATGATGCCGGAGTGCAGCATAACGAAACCGCTGAACATCGAGTCGGCGCAGATAAAGCATCAACGATAGGTGATCCGCAGGCGCGGTATTAACTTAAATGTGAGGA